GGCGTGCACCAGCCGATAGAGCGTGTCGCTCAAGACCTGCGAGGCGCTGTCGGCGTCGTAGTAGTTGATCGACGTCACCGACTGCACTGGCTGCAAGCCGAGCGGCAGGATGATCGGGTCGGTGAACGCCGAATAGAATTGCTGCCACGATTGCGTGACGAGAGCCCGCGTCAGGATGCCGGTGCGGCCTTCGAGGTAGCCGGTGGCGGCGTCGATGTAGAGCTGCAGCGTCGGGTCTTCGTCGGTGTGATCGATGCGCAGATGCCCGCGCACTTCCTCCAGACTGACCGGCGCAACGCTCGGCGCGGTGGTGCGAACCGGCGTCAGCATCAGGCGCTCCGGATCAGCAGCGGATAGAAGTCCGCGGTGAGGACCGAGCCGTCGGACAGCGTCAGCGTGAGGATGCCGGCATCGTCGACAGCCAGGCCGCGCGGCGCCGGCCCTGGCAGGCCGGGATAGCCGCGCTCGCCGTCGGCGCCACGCGGGCCGGGCGGGCCGGCGCGCCCGCTCCTGGCGAGCAGTTGCCAGCCATCGCCGGGACAGGCCCCAGGAGCGTCGTACAGCGCGACAAAGGACGACCCGTCCCTGACAACCACGTCGAGGCCCTCATACGCCCCAGCAGCGTCCCACGCGCCCCGCACGCGGAATGAGCGGCCGTCGTTGCCGTCGCAACCCGCGGCGGCGAGGCCAAGCCAATCCTCGCCCGGCGGTTCGGTGCCGGTGTCGCGGATCGCCTGCCAGGTCGCGCCCCGGTGCGTCACGACGGCAGCGGTGTAATGCACGCGCGCTTTCCACGTCGCGACGCTTGGCAAGTGCCCAGCGGGGCCGGGCGGCCCCGGCGGGCCGGGGATGGATGCCCCCGGTTCTCCTGGCGGCCCCGCTGGACCGGGCGGCCCGACGACGCTCTCGCCGGGCAATCCGGGCGGGCCTTGCGGCCCGGTAATGCTGTCGCCATCACGGCCAGCCGGGCCATCCTTCAACGAAGCGACTCGCTCTCGCGCATCGGATAGCGTTCGCTCAAGTGCCGCTAACGTTGAGCCGGCCGCGGCTATTTGCTCAGCCAGACGACGATAAATCTCTGCTTCAAATAGCTCCTGCCGGTGCGCTGTCTTTTGCTGACTATCGGCAACAGATCGCCGCACCTCGGCCAGCCGGATGCCTACCGCAGAGATGACCTCCGCCGAATTGAATGGCTTATCCATTGCGGGACTGGCTGCTCTATAGTGACGCGACGGGCCGGCGTGCTACCGCCAGCCCGTCACTTGCCACCCAGAGCCTATCGCGAGGCTTCAAATGACCGCCCTCATTGATATCACTGGCCAGACGTTTGGTCGATTGACCGCGATTGAACGTGCCGGCAGCCGGGGCAATCATGCCCTGTGGCGCTGCCGATGCTCCTGCGGGCAAGAAGCCATTGTCATCGGAAAACTTCTTAGGATCGGCCATACGAAATCCTGCGGGTGCTGGAGATCGGATAACTGGTTCATCCAAAAACAGACACACGGCGATAGTCGGACCCGCCTGTACCGAATTTGGAGCGGCATGCGGAACAGATGTGCCAATCCGAACAATCAAGCCTTCGATCACTATGGCGGGCGCGGCATTCGCGTGTGCGCCGAATGGCAGCAATTTGAGCCATTTCGCGATTGGGCGCTGGCTAATGGTTACACCGACGATTTAACGATCGACCGCATCGAAAACGACGGCCACTACGAGCCGAATAATTGCCGGTGGGCAACCTATGCTCAGCAAGGGCGAAACCAACCGCAGAACCGCGCCGTCATCCGTTCGGACGGCAAACGCTTCGCCCTAATCATCGATGCCGCGCGCGAGATGGGATGTTCCCATTCCGGTATCAGCGCCGCTTGTCGGGGCAAAGTTAAAACTTTTGCTGGTTACGGGTGGCAATACGCTCAAAACATTTCCGGCGCGGTCTAACATCTCCAGCACTTGTATTGTCCTATCTGCACTAGCTTCAGTAGCGGGTTCTTCTTCATCTGCAATCGTTGAGTCTGACGTTGGCGCCGCCTTCGATGGGTATTTATCTGCCGCCGACAGCCCAAAGCCAAAACTTAAAGGTAAAACCTGCTCTTGAACGCGGGGCTCTTTGCCGACGCCGCCCGGCACGCGCCCGAGATCGACCAGCGCGCGGGCCTCGTCAGGGCTGTAGATGCCGCCGATGACAGCGAGCTGCAGCCCCTCCATCTGCTCCTTGAACGCGCTGCGTAAGAGCCCGCGCGTGTCCATTTCGAGCCATTCATACGGCAGGCCGCGCAGCCCGAAAAACTGGCCGACGCCCTCCTCGAAATGGTTGAGGCAGAAGCCGAGCCCGGAGGCGAGCCATGAGGCGTAAAGGCTCTCGGTCGAACTCACCGCCTGCGCGTTGAGGCCGAGGATCGGCAGCGGTATCCGGTACGCGAGCGCGATATTCTCGCCCGACATCTTGAGCATCTCGGCGAGCTGCGCATCGTGCGCCGACATCGTGACCGGCTTCGCTTTCAGTCCCCACGACAGCACCGGCGAGCGGCCGGCATTGGCGCCGGTCGTCTGCCGCGCGAACTCGTCGCCGAGCTCGCCCGCCTTGCCGGCCGGCAGGTTGGCGTCAGTCTCCAGAATGAACCGCGGCGTGGCGCTGTTGAGGTAGAGCCGCGCCTGTTGCGACAGCGCCGCGCCCGATAGCGCGAGGTCGAGCGCCGCCGCCATGACCGGCGACACGCCGATCAGCGGATGCGTCGGGGTATGCAGGCGCAAGTGCAGCACGTTGCGGGCCGGCTGCGGCTCGCCAAGGTTGGCGCCGCGCGCCATGAGATAGCCGGCAAGATCGCTGTTTGCGGTCAGCGCGTAGTACGCGCCGCCATCGGGACGATCGGAAAAGGCCGGCGTGCCCCGGTCCATCAGGTGCAGCGAGTCAATCTCGCCGCGGTTGTTGCGCAGCGCCAGCGCGTAGGCGTTGCCGTCGCTGTAGAGGCGGCGGATCAGGTTGAGCACCAGGTCCGAGATCGACGAGTAATCGTTCGGGTCGCGCAAGATCCGCGCGAGATCCGAATTGGTGACCCGCTCCTTGCCGCCGTCCGGCAGCGCCCGCCAGTGCGCCCCCGGCAGGCTCGCCGTGGTCTGGCTGTAGCTGGCGACGCACGCCTCGACCATCGCCGAGGCGCCGGTATAGGACCGCACGTCCTGCCCGCTTTGCCAGAAATTCCACGGCGTGCCGGCCGGCAGCAAGCCGTTCGAGAGCATGTACGGCCCCGGATGGTACTGTCCCTCGAGCGGCGCCGCAGCGCGGCTTGCCCACGGTATCAGCGCGCGCCAATTCATCGCGTCGGGTAGCGCCCGCCGGGTGCCGGGTCCATCGCGCGCCGCTGCGTCTCGCCCTCGGGCGGCGGGGCGGGCGGCGTGATCGGCTGCCCCGTCGCGATGCGGTCGAGTTCCTCCTGTGTCGGGGTCGGCGGCGGCGGGGTTTCCGGCACATTCTGCGGCGTCGGTTCTCCTTCGCCTTCGCGCATCGGCCGCGGTGTCGGTTGCGGTGTCGGTGCGGGTTCAGGTGTCGTCGTTGATACGGCCATGTGCCTTCCTCCTGAAAACTTAACTTACGCGAACAAAACTGGCCGGCGCGTCGACCTCGAGCGCTATCGCGAACTCCACGCGATTGGCCTGGATTACCGGAAAGTTCCGCGCGCCCGACCTGATTTGCAGCCAGGCAACAGCCTTGAGGTAATCGGACAGCGGCGCGACAACGACCGCCGTCCCGGCAATGCACGGGATCACGATCTCCCGTCCATCGATCGTAAAAAGGTCGTTGTAGCCGTTGCCGTCGCTGCTGATTGCGAAGCTGATGTTTGCCGGCGTCCACGTCAAAGCGGCCGGCATCGTCAGCCGAATAATCGTGCCGGCGGAGCAATCGAGCCCCGCCGACAACGATTGCCCCGCCTCGATGACGGGGCCGTTCAGGACTTGGAGCGCCATTTACGCCGGCGCCCAGTTCGCGCCGGTGAGGTACTGAACCATTCCGGTTCGTCTCATCGCCCACGTAACGGGCATCACCAGACGGAGCGCGAGCTGATTCGTCTGGAACATCGACTCGACCGGCGCCGCAACCACGGCTGGGGTGCCGACCGTACCGATGTGGCTCGGGCTGGTGTCCTCAATGTGCAAGGTTGCTTCTTCGCTAACCATGAACTGCGGCGCGCCAACCGCCGACACGAAGTCTTCGGCCTCGACAACGATGATGGTCCCCGCCGCGACCACCGTGCTTTCGATTACCGTGAAGGTGCTCATGAGTTCGGTTGTCCAACCGATCCCCATGTTGCCCGGCCCCGGTGTCAGCGACAGCGCGAGCCGCTGCGCCGGGTTCATCAGCATGACCAGGCGGGTGCCGGCATTGGCGCTGTAAAACGGCGCCGTAAGTTTGGTGATGTCGCCGAGGATGGCACCGTAGCCGCCGCCCGCGGTGGCGGTCAGCGCAACGACACCGTTGAGCAGCCCAGCCGGTCGGGTGGCGCTGCCGGCAACCGCGTCGATCAGCAACGTGTCGAGCACGATGTTTGTGGTGCGGATGATCTCGCCGCGCACCACGCCCTCGATCGAGGGGTTCGAGAGCTCGGCAATCTCGCGGCTGTAGCGGGTGATGACGCCGACCTTGTGCGGCCGAAGCTCGATCGACGTGAACCCCATCCGGCGGACGGGAATGGGTTGCGCCTCACCGACGAACGAGCCGGCGATGCTCGGCGTGGCCGCCGTGCTCGGGATTTTGATAATCCCGCCGCTGCTGTCGAAATTGATCTGCATGCCGGCGGCGCTGAGCCCCGTCAGGATGCGCGACGGGCTGCGCACATTCAGAAACCCGACGGTGTTGGTCTGCACCAGTTCGGCGGCCCAGCCGGTGAACGTGGTGAGCGCGGTGGGCTGCGCGGCGCGGCACATGATCTGCGTCGCCTCGTCGTCGGGGTACCAGTCGCGAACGACCTCCTCGACGGTGCGGTGCGTGCAATAGGCATTCAGCGCGATGCCGCCGGCCCGCGCCCAGTAATCAATCGGCTCAAGATCCTTTTTCGGCATGCTGAGCGGACGCCGCGGGGCGGCGGGCAAGGCAACCGTGGTGGCGGTCGCCTGCTGCGCCGGCATGCGCGGCATCGACGCACGCTCGGCGCGCTCCAGCGACGCGAGGTTGGTTTCCAGCGCGGTGACGTTTTCGGAGAGCGCGTCGCGCTCGACCGGGTCCTGGTGCTCAATCCCGAGATATTCCGTCAGCGCATCACGGGCGGCGTTAAGGCGCGCTTGTGCGCTCTCGATTTGCCGCGCGATCGGCGAGTTCTGCAAAAGCTCCATTGTGGTGTTCCTGGGCGGCGCCCGCGGTGCGGTGCGCGTCAACGGATCGGCAGGCGTGCCGCGTGTTGTCGCCGCTTGCCTCGTTACAGCCTGCGGGCCGAAGGCAATGGCGATCGTCTCGTCGGAAATGTTCATGCTCCGCGCCAGTTGCAGCGCGGCCGGGTTGGCGGGAACCGAAACCAAACTGGTCTCGAGCAGCTCCTGCGCGATGTACCGCAGGCCGCGTTCCGGGTGGTCCGGGTCGAGCGGCACCGGCTCGGCGATCGGCTGGAATCCGACCGACACCGCCGGCAACAGCCCTTGCGCTATGAGGCGCAGCACCTCGTCGATGCGCGCCGACGTGCCGGCCTTGGCCGGCTCCAGCGTGCCGACCAGGCGGGCGTCGTCGTCGACGCGCACGTCGGCCCAGCGGCCGATAACGAAATCCTTCTGGTGGTTGAACAGCGCGACCGGGTTCTGGCGGAAGTTATCGAGCACCCAGCCGGCCGGGTCGATCACGTCGCCGTAGCGGTCGCGCGTGCCGTCGGACAGCACATAGCTCGAGCCCGTGCCGGCGCGCTTGCCGGATGCAGCCTTGCGGATCATGAAATTCCCCGAATGTCGGGAGAGAAAAGCCGAGGCGATGCCCCGGCCGGCAGATCAGCCGATCATCGCGCCGATATCGAGCGGCACCGCGGCGCGCTTGGCGAGGCCGAGCGCCATCACCGCGGCAACCGCGCCGTCGACCCGCACCGGGCCGCGGCCGTTGGATTTCTCCTTGTCGATCTTCCGGTTGCCGGCCGGGTCGCTGACGATCACCGCGCCGGCGAAGCTCGCCCCGAGCACCTGATTGCCGCCGTGCCGCAACCGCCCGGTCAGCGCCAGCTCGGCAAACCAGTCGATCGCCGGGCTCATGTCCTTGTAGCCCTGTCCGATCGGCGTCAACGGCGCCGGAAAATCGGCGTCGGCCTCGACCAGGTCAGTCTTGAAATCATCGATCCGCCAGCGGTCATAGCCGAGCCCCAGGATCTCGAACTCCCGGCTCAATTCCACCAGCGCCTTCGCGACAAACCCGAACCGGATGGTCGGTCCCGGCACCAGCGTGAGCTCCGCCGACTTGATCCACAGCCGGAACCTGTCCTGCTCCTGCTGCCGCCGCCCCGCCATCGCGCCTTCCGGCGTCCAGAAAAATGGCAGCAGATCGTAGCAGGGCTCCTCGTCGTCATCGGGAAATGCCAGCACCAGCGCCGTGAGATCGTGCTTGCCGCTCAAGTCCAGCGCCGCATAGCACTGCCGCCCCTTCAGCGCCGCGCGGTCGACCGGCACCGCCCCCAGGTTCCACACCTCACGCGTCACAATCCGCTCGTCCTCCCGCGCGTCGATCCGCTGGTTCAGCCGCAAATTCCGAAACGCCGGCTCGAATGCCGGGATGCGCCGGGCCCGCTCCGCCGCCGTCCGCATCTCGTCGAGGCTGAGAAACTTGCCGAGCGCCGGGTTGCACGCCTTCCAAGTCCTCTCGGCGAACGGGTCCGCCTCCTCGGGCGCCGCCAGCAGTTGTACATAGAGGCTCGGGTCGTCCCCTCTCAACCCGTCGTCGATCAGCTGCGACAGCGGGTGCGCGTCGTCCGGCGCCTGCGTGCTGATCACCAGCCCGAGCGCCTCTTTCCGCTTGCCGAGGCCGTTGATCAGGTTGTCGAGCAATACGCGGTCTTTCGCCTGGGCGAGCTCGTCATACGCGAACAGGCTTGGCGCCAATCCATGCGCCCGTCGCGCGTCGGCCGACAATGCTTCGTAGGTCGAGCCTTCGTATGCGCCCTCGAGTACTTCGATTTTCTTGTGAAACCGCACGACGTTGCAGATCGCGGCAAATTCCGGCACTTCGTAAATGATCGCTTCCATCTCGGCGAAGATCAGCGCCGCCATCTGCCGGTCGATCGCCGCCGAGTACACCTCGCCTCGCGGTTCCGCTTCGGGGCCGAGGAGATGGCATAAGCACAAGCCGGCGATCAGTCCCGTCTTGCCGTTGCCCTTCGGCTCCGACAGCACCGCAAGCCGCCGGCGGCGTAGCCGCTTAACCGTCAAATTCCCGTACACCTCCTCGACGAACCCCCGCTGATCCGGCAATAACCGCAACCGCTCCCCCGCCAATGGCCCCTTGGTGATCGGCAACCACTGCAGGAACGAGATCACCCGCTGCGGCCGGGTTAAACCGCGCCTTTTCCACGGAAAGCGCCGTGGCGCATCCGCCAGCTCGGCTTTCGCCCGCAACCGCTTTTGCGCGCCGAAACCGCGCAGCGACATCGCTCAAAACCCAAAAAATTTAATTAGGTAAATGGAAAAGGATCCCGACGCTCCT